TGGGAGTGGAGTGACCGCGTGAGCGACCCAACCCCGGCGCCGGCCGAGCAAAACACGGATCCCGCACCTAGCGGAGAGGCCCAGAGCGGGCCTGCGAGAGAGACCGACAACTCTACCCAGGCGGAGCTGAGGATCCTTCGCAAACAGCTCAAGGACGCCCAACAGAGGCTGTTAGCTCACGACCAGGCCGCCGCTGACAAGGCCAAGGCCGAGATGAGTGAGATCGACAGATACAAGAGCGAAGCCGAGCAGTACCGGAAGGCGGCTGAGGAGACTCAGAACCGCTTCCTGGAGTCGCAAAAACACAACGCCTTCCGGCTGGCTGCACAGCAGGCCGGAGCCGTAGATGTGAACGCGGCCCTGAAATTGGCAGACCTCTCCACGGTCGACTTCGACGGGGACCAGGTGATCGGCGTTGACGCCGCCCTGAAAGCCCTGAAAAAGGCGAGCCCTTACCTGTTTGGCGTGGCACCGACACCCGCCGCCAGCAGTGGCGGGAACCCCTCCTCCGGCGCGCCTTCTGTAGCCCCGGCTGACATTCGCAAAATGTCCCGAGCCGAGCTCAAGGAGTTCGAGGCCAAGCTGGCCCGCGGAGAGATCAAACTCTAAGGAGACACCACCATGTCGATTCAAACCACGGCAACCTCCGGTCTTTCCGACACCATGAAAACCATGTACGGGACCATGCTTCTGCAGGAAGCCGAGCCCGTTCTTCTCCACGTCGCTTTCGGTATGCCCGGGCGCGTTATGCCCGGCAACGGTAAGATCGTCGAGTGGCGCCGCTATGCCGCGCTGGCGACCAAAACCGGAACCCTGACCGAGGGCGTGACCCCCAACCCGGACGATCTCTCTCTGACCAAACTGACCGCTACCCTCGAGCAGGTTGGCGCGTTCGTTCAGATGAGCGATCTACTCCAGCTGACCGCATACGATCCTCTGTTGGCCGAGACCGCTCGCCTGCAGGGCGACCAGGCCGGCCGTACCTATGACTATCGCATCCGCGAGGTCCTGAACGCCGGCACGGCTGTTCGCTACGCTGGCGGCCAGAGCGATCGTACCACGATCACTGCGTCGCACGTGCTGACTGCAACCGACGTCAAGAAGGCCGTGCGCGCCCTTGAGCGCAATAACGCCCGCCGCTTCTCCAGCCAGGGGAATCGGTTCGTCGGCCTGATCCACCCGTCGACCAAATACGACCTGACCGCCGACACTGCCTGGACTACCCAGGTAAACAACGGCGGAGTTCCCAACGTGGACGAGCGATTTGCCGCCTATTTCGTGGGCGACATGTACGGCGTCCGCTGGTACGAGACCACCCATGCGGGAGTGTTCGACGGCGAGGGCTCCGGCGGAGCCGACGTCTACAGCACTGCAATCCTGGGAGAGGGCGCCTATGGCGTCTACACCCTGCAGGATCTCGAGTACATCGTGAAGCCCCTCGGCTACGGTGATGACCCTCTCAACCAGCGCTCCAGCGCCGGCTGGAAGGGATCGTTCATCTCGAAGATTCTCAACGACGAATTCCTGGTCCGCATCGAGCACGGCGTCACCGCCTAACCGACACGGACACAACCTGGGCGGCGCCCTGGAGACGGGGCGCCGCTTCCATTTGGAGGCAAACACCTGTGGCAGTAGAGACCAAAAATCCCGAGCACGAGGCCATGATGCAGCAGATGGCAGACGGATCTTATTTCAAGATTCGCTTGTCCGAGAACCCTGCAGGGGCTGACCAGAAATGGGGCCCGCAATACGTGGCTATCAATGATTACGGGGTTCGAATCCCGCGCTCCATGCCGGGCGAGAACAAAGATGTGATCGTGGCTGACGTGCTCATGAAGGCCTTGCTAAAGGCCGCTGAGACCCGTCCCGAGATCCTTGTTCAGCACCTCGGAGTCCTTAGCGCCGAGCAGGCTCATGAGGAAAGGCTCCTGGGGCACACGCCGGTCTATCCCGCCAAGGTCGCGCCTTCGAGTATCTCCGCGCCTGCGGATACCAAACCGAAAGGGAAATAACCATGGATTACAGCGCAGTAAAAGACCAGGGAGTCAAAGACATTCTCGACGCCATCGAGTGGCGCCACAAGAACCAACTATTGGGAGATCCTGGAATCGCCCCCGGCACCGATGCCGACAAGATCCAGATCGCCCGGAACTTCCACTACCGCCTGCAGGGCAAGGAATACTACAAGGCCTTGGCCGACGACATCGCGTCGACCAGTCCCGCGACCACAACCTCGGTGCAGTTCCGTAAGGATATCGTCGCCATCGACTCGGCCGGCACCGTGACCCTGATTCAGGGCACCGCGGCAACCAGCCAGGCTCTGGCCGAACTCCCGACCGTGCCCAGCACCAAACTGGCTCTGGCCTATATCGAGGTGCAGAACTCGTTCACCAATGAGTCGACCGACCTCACCACCGACCAGATCAAAAAGTTCACGTCCGGCTTCGACGTGACCTACACCTAAGGAGCCTAACCAATGCCCGTCTCACTGGTCGCAACGCTAGGCAGTTCCTCGGCGAATTCGTATGTGTCCGTGGCGGACGCAGACGCCTATTTCGCCAATCTGCTTTCGTTCGATCAGTGGGACGGACTGGGCGACGAGGACACCAAGGCTCGCGCTCTGATAACGGCGACCGCAGCCCTGGACCAGCTAACATTCTGGGGTGATGCGGTGACCACCACCCAGGCTCTCAGATTTCCACGCCGTTACGTAGGCGTGAGTGACGGCACGACAATCCCCCGCCCCATCGTGGCCGCAACCTGTGAGCACGCCCTGGCCCTGGCCACCAAGGCCGCCGCAGGATTGATCGGCGAGAGTGATCGCATGGCCATGCGCGCCGAGGGCGTACTAAGCTGGACCATGGGCAACCGCTCCGAGAGCCTGGCTCCTCTGGCTTCCTCCTCCGTAGAGGCAGCCCTCACGCAGTTCAGCGGGCCGGTTCAGAGGTTCCTCCAGGGCTGGGTCCGTGGCGGATTCCAACTTGATTCGGGCCGCCGCCCTCAGGCACCAGGTGGACATTACGACGCCTATGGCCAGTGGTGGCCGTGGGAGCTATCGTGAGCCAGTACCCTCACAGCATCACCATCGCCCCGCGCACGGCTCTGACCGCCGAGGGAGACGCCACCTTCGGGACGGCAGTCACCTACCGCGCCAACGTGCAGAGCGTGCTCGTGGTCGTGACCAACACCGACGGCGAGCAGGCGAGAGCACCGGGCGCCCGGATCTTTGTTCCCGGCCGGCCCACCGTGAACATCGGCGACAAAGTTTCCCACGGTAGTAACGTTTATGACGTGCTCGCCTCTGACCCCACGGAGCCCGGCCTGCCCGGTTCGACGCAGTTTTACGCGAGGTTGGTCTGATGGCCGTCGATTTTGGATTGACCAACGTGGACGGGTTCGGCAAGGCCATGGAGCTACTGCGACAGGAGTTCGTGGGACTCTCCCAGGAGGGCGCTCAGGAGTGGTGCCAGACCACGCTAGAGGACGCAAGGCGCCGCTGCCCGCGTAAGACTGGAAAACTCGCCAGCACGGCCAAACTCGTGGTGTCCAAGCAGAAGCGCACCGATCTGCACGTCATCAAGATCTCGTTCGGGGACAAGAAGTTGGCGCCATACGGAGCTATCGTTCACTTTGATCCGACCCTCAAACACGATAACGGCGAGGTTCGCTACCTCTATAACGCCGTGACCGAGAACCGCAAGGACGTTCCCCAGGTGATCGGCAGCAAGCTCCGCGCCAAGGGAGGGGGAAAGAAGAAATGACCCTGCTCCCCGCACTGGCAACCTATCTCGAGGGGCTCGGAATCGCCGGGCCCTTTCCATTGGGACAGGTCACCGACGGCACCGCCACCAAGTGGACCCTGCTCCAGTTGGTTACCCCGGCCGACAACGATAACACCCGGACCCACCTCTTCCCGACCGTGCAGATCACGTTCTGCCGGGACACCCAGGGCGCCGCGCACTCTGCCGCCTGGACCGCCTATCGCGCGCTCAACAGGATGGGCCGCCTGGCCCTGACCGGCTCGCTGACTGTGACCAGATCCGAGTGCCCGAGCCAACCGTTCCCGCTGGGGCGTGACGCCTCAAGCAAACGCTGGCGCTATTCGCTCGACGTCAACTTCGCGCTACCTTACTCCGCCGCTATCTAGCGGCACCCAAACCAAACCCAACCAAAGGAGGCCTGGCCTAGCCATGTCTGTTGATACGAAACGCTATTCTCAGGACGGAATCCAGGCCGTCTACATTCGCGAATTGGTGGCCGGAGTAGGCGCCGGCTCTTGGAAGAAGATTGGCGGAGTTAACGCCATGTCGGTGACTCGTAACATTACCGAGCGCGAACTGCTCGGGGACAACGTCACGTATCGCAAAACCAGCAAGTTCAAGGATTTCACTGGCACGATTTCTTTTTACGGACAGGCCTGGGACATGTTGGATTTCTTCCTGCCCGGTTCGGTGAGTGTTACCGGTAATAAAGCCACCTTCTCGGAGACCACAACCGGCCAACCGACCAAGTTCGAAATGGCCGTTTTCTCCGACGCCGACGAGGAGGGCGGGGACGTAGCGGTCATCTGTGAGCATTACAAGAACTGCCAGGCGACCAACTGGAACAACGCCAAAACTTCGGCGGAGTACGTGACTTTTGAGGTCGAGTTCACCGGCCTCGGAAACGATTCCGGAGTCCCTCGAGACCTTATCCTGGACGAAGACCTGATCGGCATGGACGTCGCTACCAGCGACACCACGCCGCCCACCGTATCGGCCCACGTCCCTACCGCCGCCGCTACCGGCGTTAGCGTGAGCGCCAACCTGACTGTTGATTTTTCGGAGGAGATGAATGAACTGAGCGTAGAGACAGCCTCTAACTACGCGCTGATCAAACTCTCCGACTCGAGCCATATTAACCTCTCGCTAGCGACGATCACGTATGCAGCGGGATCCCCGTATCGCGTAACCATCAACCCGGCTTCCAACCTGGCTTCGGCTACCGAGTACGCCCTGGTCGTAAAAACGGGCGCGCGCGACGTGGCCGGTAACCACCTGGCCGCTGACTACGTGACCACGTTTACCACCGCCTAATGTTCACTGGCGCCCCGAGCAAGATCTTCCTCTGGCATGACGGCGAGGCTCAACGTGCCGTCGTGCTGGAGGGAACATTCCGATGGGAACTCGAGTTCATTGCTCTCACAGGCGAGTCGTATCAGGCCGCCTGTGAGGGCGTGGTTGAGCAACTAGACGAGTACTCAGCATACACCAGGCGAGACGCCGCCCTGGAGAGGGCTAAGGCCGCCGCTTTCGAGGACCCTCTCAACGACGAAAAGCAAGAGATCCTCCAGCGGGCTCAGCAGAACCATGCGCCGCCAAGGATCGTCTGCCTGAAATTTGCCCAGGTTTGTTTTGATCTGGCGTTCGCGGCCTGTGCCAAATGGCGCGCCGAGAGCGGCTGGAATAGGCTACACGAGAAGCCTGGGGACGAGGTTAGGGCACCGCGAGAGCGTGGCCCTTACGTCGCGTTCCTGGACCGCTTGAGGAAGCCTGACGCCGACCGCCTTCAGCGCGACGTGGTGACCCTGCTCCATCTCTACAATTTCGACCCTGGGCGGGCCGCCGAGGAACAGGGAAGCGGGCTCCCTCTGCGGCCAAACGACAACCAGCCCGAGACCACGACCACGCCCTGAACATGGCCATCGCCATGGAGTGGGGCTGGCAGTGGGATTATTACCTGGACTGCTGGCCGGCCAAGTGGCACTTGACCCTGAACGGCCAAAACCGGCTCCGAGCCAAACGAGAGGAGGCCTCCTAGCATGGCAAGCGTGGCAATCGTGGAAGCCGCCCTCCGGCTCGACGCCAAACAATTCACCAAAACGATCGAGCAGGCCAAAGCCGACGTCAAGAAATTTGCCGGTGACTCCCGGGCCATCGCGGCCGGGGTAGGAGCCGGCCTCCTTTCTGCGTCGGTGGGCCTGGGCGCCGTGGCTATCAGCCTGAGGAATTCTGCCGACGCAGTGGGCGCCATCGGAGACAGCCTGGCGCAGGCTTTCTCTGGCAACGAGCTCGACCGAGTAGCCAAACAGGTGCTGGACCTGGGAGCGCTGGAGATATTTTCTCCGGAGCAGTTTGCGACGGCGGCCAAACGCCTCAACACGTTCGGCAAGGACGTTGAGTCGAACCTGACGCTTGCCGCGGACATTGCATCCAGAACGGGCGCATCGTTCGATTCTGTGGCGGAGTCATTGGCTAGGTTCGGCAAGGACGAGAAGGGAACTAAGGCCCTGCTCAAGCTGGCCGGAATCAGCCCGGCCGAGCTGGAAAAATTCGGTGCTGTCCTCAACGAGGCCGGGACCGGCCTGGATATTACCGGCCGTAATGCGGAGAAGGCACAGCAAGCCCTGGAGGCTATTGCTCAGTCTAAATTCTCCGGCGCGTTCATGGATGGTGCCGACAGCGTTGCCCATCTCACTGCCGAATGGTCTCGCCTCCAACAGGAGGTTGGACAGGGCCTGGATGATGCCTTTGCCGCCGTAGCGGGGAAGCTAGTGCCTGTCGTGGCCGGGTTCAGAGGCCTGTCTGACGAGACGAAAAAACTCGTCGGGTTCGGCGTGCTGGCCGCATCTATAGCCACAGGATTAGGGGCCATAGGAATAGCAGGCACTCTGGCGGCAACGTCCATCGCCGCTAACGTGGCAGCCATGGGAGGCCTGGCCGCTGTCACCGGGACGTTAACCGGTGTACTGGGAACCCTGGCCGCAACCGCACTGCCTGCCGCCACCCTGGGATTCACCGCGCTCACCGCAGTTTTCAATCCGCTGTCTCTGGCTGTGCTGGCCGTGGCCGCCATTATGAAAGACTACATTCTGAGGATGGAGGAGGCCAATCAGGCCGCCCAGGATCTCCTGGATATTGAGGAGGGTCGCGCTGACGCCGCCCGCAAGGCCGACCAGTTTGTCGGCAAATCCGCCGCTGAGCTCCAGGCCGCCGGCAAGACCGCCAAGGACGTGGCCGCCGTTGCGGACGGATTAACGGACCGTGCCCAGCAGGCTTACGAGGCCGGTAACAAAGAGTTGGGCGGGCGCCTGCGATCCCAGATCGCTGAGTTGCGCCAGGTTCAAAAGGAGCTGGCCGTCATGGAGGGCGACCGCCGCCAGGAGCAGCAGATCCGCGACCAGGCCAAGGCCGCCCTTGGACCTGCTCCGGACCAGGCCGCCCTCGACGCCCAGGCTAAAGCCGAGGAGGCCGACCGCGCACAGCGCCAGGCAGCCGAGCAAAAGGCCGAGGACGAGCGCACGGCCCAGGCCAAGGCCGCCCACGAGCAGCGCATTCGGGACAAGCAGGCGGCCCTGAACAAGGCTGCTAAACTGGACATCCAGGCTAACTATCCCGTTGCCAAAGCCGCCGAGGATCTGACCGCCAAGCTCAAGGCCGAGCAGGACAAGCGCCTGGCCGATCAAATCGCCGCCGCCGATGCCGCCTATCAGCAGGCCAAACAGAATGCAGATGACCTGGCCGCTGTCCAGGACAAAGGGCGCGATCTGCAGAGGGGCGCCATCAATACCAAGATCTCAGATCTGCAGGCCAACACCGAGCAAACCGGCACGGACAACACGGCCAAGATCAAGGCCGCTTTCGCCGAGAGAAGTAAGCTCGAGACGCAGCAGATCTTGATCGAGGCCGAGAAAGAGCGGGCGGCTACGCAGTCCGCCGAGGCCCGCAAACAGATCGAGCAGAACGCCGCGCTCGAGATCCAGGCGACCTACCGCCAGACCTCAGAGGAATTCAAACGGGCTCTCCAGGATCAACAGGATGCCCTAGACAAAGCCCGTCAGGATGCCGCCAAGAAGTCGACCCTGGGACAGGTCATGAGCCTGCAGGATGCGCTGGCGAGCACCTCCCTAAACTACGGCGTAGGGCGCCAGCGGAATGGGAGTGCGTCCTCCTCGGCCGCCCTGCTACCGGCTCCCGTGGTCCAGCCGTTACAGAATGCGGATAGCGGCCTCCAGGCTGCCGGTGCCTCGATCTTTGATGCCGCCAAGATCATCATGGACGCCGCCAAAACATTCAAGGATACGCGGCTCCAGGTGGACGTGAAGTCGACCGGAGCCGAAGCGACGGCTAGGCCAGCCCCCTCCGGAGACGGACGCCAGGGCTCCCTTGTCACGACCGGGCGCAGCATTCGGAGGAAGCCCTGATGGGCGACGGCAGGACTCCTACCATAACGATCGTCGGGGCCGACGGAGAGGGTACCGTCACCCTGGTCGACGAGCACAGCGCATGGCCGTTTACCGCTCCGGAGATCCAGCGCGAGTACCAGGAGCGCAGGACTCGCCAGTCCTCTACGGGGCCGGGCAAGGTGTTTCGGATCTATCGCCGCTTCACCGGAGCCGAGGTGACCCTGCCCTTTCAGGCGACCGTGGACGCCGCGGACATGCTTAAGCTCCTGGACATTGCGCAGGCCAACCCGCCTCTGTGCGGGGTCACCTTCCTTTCCGGAGGTGGCTGGACGGAGACCTGGGACGCCACCCTGGCCGACTTCAAGGCGCAGCCCGACGTGGGCGGAGAGAACGATGCCGACGGGCCGACGGAGTATATCGTCTCCGGAACCCTGCTCCGGGAGAGTGACTAAATGCCCGCCGAGAGCGATCCCATTGTATGGGTGACCAGGGGCGGAACGACGCTCCCTCTCGTGGATTGGTCGTTTACCTGGAGCTACTCCGAGCCGGCCGAGTTCTCGTTCACCATCGACAATGAGGACGGCACGTATGGGCCTGATTCAGACCTTGCCGACGTGCGGAACGCCAGCCCCACCTACCTGGTGCTCCATATTCAAACCGGAGAGGACACCTGGACCAGTCCCGACCTCAGGGCCAAGGGGTATCGCTCTGCCCCAGAGGAGACTGTCATCCTGACCGGTCGCTGTCGGCTGTGCGAGATCGATATCAATGATCAGGCTATAGATGCCGGAAGCGGGCTGAGCACCATTGAGGGTGAAACGGCTGACAACATTGTCGACATGATCTTGACCCCTTACGGCCTGACCGCGACAGGAGTCCCGGCGCGCGTGATCCCCACGTTTGACCTGGTGGGGAATCCGCTGGACTGGCTCGGGGAACTGCTGCCCGATTACGTGTTCCGCATGGGCACCGGTGGGCAGCTCTTGTTTACTCAATACACCTCTCACGGGACTGGCCCGGATCTGGTGGACGAAGACCACCTGGAGATACTCGACTTCTTCAGGAGCGACGACATCTACAATCGGGCTACCGTGGAGAGGGTCGTGCCGCAGAGCGGGGAGGTGACCCTGCTCCACGTTCAGCAAAGTTTTGAGGCCCATCCTTCGCCGTCGGTTCTCCCGTTCAATCTGGACCAGCCATCGCGGAGTTTCTCCTTCCGCATCATGAAGGCGTACCGCGGCGAAAACTTATTCGCCGAACTGGTGCTCCTTGACGAGAACGGAGATCCTACCGGGCCAGCACCGTACACCATGACCAGCTACACAGGGACGACGCCAGTCCATTCGATCACGGTCGATTACGCCCTGACGCCTGATGCTGCCGCAAATGGGCCGTTCAAGTCGAACCTCGAGATCCTGATCACCGGCTACCCTCTCGACGTCGACCCGCCTCCGACCGAGGGTTACAGCGCGACTGAGACAGAGGGGGCTGGAGACCGGCCATTCCCCGAGCCCTTCACCCTGGTGGTAGTCCCGGATCTGACTGCCGCCCAGGCCGTAGCCGCCGCCAAAGTCGAGAAGGGTATGAGGGACGGGAGCCTGCTGGATCTGGAGATGCGAATTCTAGCCGACAAGATCCCGGTTCCAAACGGAGCCACAACCGTTACGGACGCAAAGAAAAACTTTGCCTCAAAAGCCGTCATCGTAGAGACGATCAGCCTCACCGGCGGAGGAGTGGACACCGGGACAATGAGTCTGCAGACCACGTTTGTGGAGGCATGAAGTGAGCGAGCGCGACCTGGCAAGAAGCATCGGAGCTGCCTCCTACCACGCCGCCCGCGAGACCAGGGCGATCCGTCGTGGCGTTGTGGACTCGATTAGAGACGACGGCCGCGCCGTGGTTACTCTTCCCAACGGGGCCAAAGTCATCCGGGGGTCTTCCGGGCTTCATACTCCGAGCGCTGGAGAGTCAATCGTGATGACCCGGAGCGGGCAAGCTGAGGAGATTCTCTCCTCGTCCGCCTATGGCGGAGGCAACGGCTCGGCCTATGTCACGCCGTAATCGAGAGATCTCCAGGTTCACCCGACTGAAGGGATCTCTTGGCAGGGCCTACTGTGGGGGCAACCCGGACGCCGTAACCATGAGCGTTGCCGGCCAGGCCGCTGACGGGAGATACCTCTGCAAGCGGGACTACTGGCCCACCTCGATCCTGGTCCCAGTGCGGCCCATTGGGGCAAGCATTCCATACCCGAGCAGGCAGACGGTTTATTTTGAGGACGGCGACAGGCTACGGCCATTCCTGTTGTGGACGTTGCCGGAGCGGGAAGCCTGGCCCGTGCTCGAGGGAGTTCCCTCGTTCTTCGGGGCCTGGCTCAGGTACGGGGTCCGTATGACGCTACGGCACTATGCTCCGGAGTGGGACGTTACCGAGGACGAGAGCGAGATCGTTTTCACGGGATTCGGATTCTCTGGATCCGGAACGATTATCAGGACTGACGCCGCGGGCATGGCCTACGTCGCCAACGGTAACAACCTGGTAGAGATTGACCTGGCCGCTGGCACCAGCGCTACAACTGACCTGGGCGCCGAACTGGCCGCCTTGTCCGTGGGCGAGACCTCGGGCAGGGTCTACTCCGCAGTCCTGGACTTCGTGTCTGGGACCATTGGCGGAGAGGGCTACGAGGACGGCTACGAGGCCGCAACGGACGAGGCGTCGGGGGCTGTTGCCCAGGGCCTGTCGGACTGCACGAGCCTGATCGAATACCGCGCCAGCGAGATGGCCACGACGTGGGCCGAGGCTAATGTCCCCACCGGGACCGAGGAATACCAGGCCGACTGGATCGCCGGTGCCATTGTTGGATACACCGAGCGCTACAACGCCGGCTGGGAATCTGGAGACTGTACCGTTCCATGAACTATTGGGCCGCCGAGATCGTAACCCACGCAGACACCGCGCTAAGCTCCGACCACGCTCAGGTGTGGGCCGACTTCGAGGCAAGCTCCTCGGCCGTCGTGGTTGGTAATAACGATCTGATCTACAACCTGCCGGCCGGCTACCAGATCGCGGGAGAGGGGTTCGAGCACGCCGTTGGCGAGGGCGAGACTCTCTATTACCAACCCGCGCTAAAGGCTGTCGAGGAGACATACACAAGCCTCGACGGAACCGGAGCGACCGTCACAGATTGGCACCTTCACCCGTGCGTGATTCGGCTAACGATGGACACGTTCGAGCAGGTCGACATCATCGACCTGACGCCGCAGGAGCCGACTATCGACTGGTATCGCGACTGCCTGCGGAACGCGCCGCCGCCGCTTATTTCAGAGGGCCTATCCCAGGCTGGGTTCGCAGCATGGGGGATGGTGGCCGACGCAGGCGGGAAGTTTTACTCGATCCTCCGCGTGGGCGACTGGCTGATCCCGCAGATCGGAAACGCTAACCAGCTATACGCCTACAACCTGTCGACCGAGACCTTTTTCCGCCTGGCCGGATGGGACGAGACGGGACACCCAGAGCAGATGCGCAAGGCGGACACGCAGTCGGAAATCGACTTCCTGGCCTATGCTCATGACCGGTCCTATTT